GTTAGTAATCTAAAATGAGATATTTAATAGTTGTCAAAATATATTCCTGCTGCATCTTTATTTGTTTGGTTTGGAGCAGAATATGTTCCTCCATTAGCATAACCATCCATGTTAAATTTAAATCTTATTGCTGATGGATTTTCTGTGTCATATCCTTCTTGACGTTCAATGTGATAGGCATTATATGGTATAATATTATACACCCCAAATTTTTCAGAAATTTCTAATTTTAAAAAGAAATCTCCATATTTACACATTTGTCTAACCCAAGACCATAAGTTAAATTCAATGTTTAAAACATCATAAAATAAATTATACAATATTTTTTGAACATCTTCATCTGAGCTACGAATTTGCAACACTTCACCCATTTCACTTTTTAAAGAACATTCATCAGACACAATGTCTAAAGCAGAGGCAATGATAGCATCTGTGTCCATAACATCATAGTCTGAGTATAATTGGGTTCTTAAATATTGATAGTTGGCATTTAGTTGTTGTCCAAAAAGTGAAGTGCTGCTGTTGGATGAGTAAATTCTATCATATCTATCAATTAAAGAATTTGTTTCATATTTTCCACTTCTTTGAATTGAGTCAATGTCAATTACTTTAATTTGATTGCCACCTTCATTACGTATGATAACATCCGTTGAAAATAGTCTTTTTAGTCTGGTAAATACACTGGTGTCTGCCATAGTTTTTGTTTTTATTTAGTCAAGTAACCAACTAATGTCTTCACTTTCTCCATTTACTTTAAAAGCATATGGATTATCTACTCCAGAAGCAAAATATGCTCCTTGATAGTCAGCTGGTCTTTGAATGCCGTTTAATGTTGCTTTAGTTAATTCTATTCCTTGTTGTTTATATTTTAATGCTGTGTCTCTAACAAACATAGCAATGTTAAAAGACATAATTAAATCATCATTGTATCCTGACTGTGCTTCTGCTCTTCCATTTTTCCAAATGAATATTTTCATTTCTTCTATTAAACGTTTTGAACGAATAATGACACTATGATCTCCTAAATATTCTCTTCCTTTGTTAATGGCTAAAGGACGTGTTCTTAAAGACATTGTAAAACCAGGAATCATGCTGGCATTATTTTCATATTTAGTAAAATATGAATCAGCTGTTATAACATTACTTTTAGGTGAAAAGTATAAATTTCTATATTCTCTTTCTTGAATTGCGTCTAATGTAGCCCAGCCTATGTTGTTATTTTCTACCACCAACAATGCTTCATTGTATTCTGTAGCAATGCCTACTAACATGTAACCAAATTCTTTTGGTGACAATTGACTTTTATATTCAGCCACTTGAGCATTTGTTTCTAGGTCAAATATGTGAAAGGCTGAATAGTCTTTTCCATCTCCTCTAGCCACATCTGCTACCACCATGTAATTTCTTGAATAGTCTGGTGATTCCCATATCCATAAATTTTTATCTACTCCTCTCCTTTCCATAGGTTCTACTACATGAGTGACTAAGTAATATTCTAAATGTTCAGGGTAAAAAACAATGTCTCCAGATGTAGAAAAGTCACAGTCACACTCTTGTGCTGCTAGTCTAGGATCTCCTAATTCAACATCTTGTTTGTCTCTCCAAGCTTGATCTCGTTCAGGATGAACATACCAAGGCAATTTAATTGGTAAAAAGCTGTCATTTTCATTAGATTCTGCTCTAACCCAAGTTTTATGAAACCAATTGCCTGTGCCAAATGGAGTTGACAATACAATTGCTCCTCCACCTGTTGCTAAGGTTTGTTGTGCTGAAGCCCAAATTGGTTCTATATTTTCAATAAAGGCTGCCTCATCTATAATTAGTAAAGACACAGCTTCAGATCGACCAGCGTCACTTGCTGCTGAAGTTGCTTTAATTTGAGAGCCGTTGTTTAATTTTAAAGTTAACTTGTTGTTTTCATCTGCTGGTATTTTAAGCCAAGAAGGTAAATTGTCAAACATGAACTTTGTTTTAGTTACCATGTTTTTAGCTGTGTCCTGCTTGGTAGCTATACATAAAATGTTTTTGTCTTTGTGAAAAAGCATTAGCCATAGAGAATATCCTGCTGCTAATGTTGAAATGCCTAACTGTCTAGATTTTAAAACTATTGAAAATGGATTGTTTTGCCATAAATTTAGCACTTTAGATTGAAATGGATATAAATTAAAAATAATACGTCCACGTTGAGGATGTTGAATGTTACAGTACTTGCGCATGAAGTGGGAAGGATCCTGCGCACATTTAATGTATTCTTCTCTTATTATATCTTTTAATTCTTGCGACATTTATTTTTTTCCTATTTTCCAATATATTCTTAAACTTATGTTAGGTTGTAAATTTCCATTTACGCCTACACCTAATCCATAAACACTTTTCTTTTTAGTTCTTAATAAAAATTCAGGTCCAAAGTAATTTATACCTGTGTTGCTTCCTACTAATCCTATACCTGTGTAAAACTCATTTTTATTTTTAATAACAGTGTTGTTTATAGTTACTATAGGAAATTTTATAGTGTATTTTATGTTTCTAGACAGTAGTTTATTTTTAAATATTATGTCATTTATGTAAAGACTTAATGTGTCATTTTTAAGTGAATCATTGTAAACATATTTTGAATTGTAGTCATTTACAACAAATACTGTGTCTATTGTTGATGTTACATCATGAATGTATTTTATTTTAGTTGTGTATTTTGGAATGTATGTTGCAACTTCTTTAGTAACAGTATGATAAACAGTGTCTATTGTTGTTATAGTATCATTGTTAGGAGATGTGGTGGTATTTTTACCACCCCCACATTTTTGCAATAAAATTACAATAACCAATATGACAATGATTATGAAATAAAATTTGTTTTTATTTTCAGACCAGTTCATTTTTTTATTAATTAGAGACGTTTAAGTATAGCGTCTCTTTCAGAAGTTGAAAAACCGTTATCTTTATTGTTTATAAAAGATTTTAAAGCTGCTATTTTCTTTGCTTTTTCATCTCCTTTTAACTTCTTTATTTTTCCTATAATTGTGTCAACTAATTCTTTATTTTTATTTTTCTTAATGATTTTTTCATCAGATTTTTTAGTTTCTTTGTCGTCAACTTTTTTAGCTCCTTTATATGCTTTATTGTCTTCATCTTCATCACTGTCAGTTGGTTCTTTTTCTTCCTCTTCTTTATCTTCATCATCTGTGTCAGTTATAAAGAAATCTGATTCTGGAGTTGTAGTTTCTGGCTCTTCTACTTCTGGTTCTTCTACTTCTGGTTCACCTGTAATTCTAGTTGAAGCTATAGCTCCTATACTTTTAAGTTCTTGAATTAGAGGATTTATGTTTGCAGATGCTTTTTTTCATACCTTTTCAGTTAATGATTTGATTGAAATGCCTTCTTCTCCTGCTTCTTCTACTGCGTTCAATAATTCACCAATCCAACTGTTTGCATATAAGTTTTTAGCCGCTGTAAATTTATCTTGATCACCTACTTTAAGATTGTTAGCTTTACGAGCCATTTCTTCAAGTTCAGCTTCAGCTAATGAAGATTCAGGTTTACTTAATTCACTTTTTTTCTTGTTTAAAGCTACTATTTTTTTATCTATAGCTACTTTTTCAGCAGTTTGTGCTGCTACATCAGCAGCCATATCTTCATTCACTGATAATTCACTTATAATTTCTTCGCGAATATAATTGTATAGTTCTTTACGTTTCATGTTAAATTTTTGTTATAAATATTACATATTTAAATAAAACTTAATCTGCTTCAGTCTATCTTCATTGGAACCAGATATAATTCCAAAGTTGGTAATTTTGTCTAAATTAGATGAACATAAATGTTTAATGGTTTGGTCAATTTGATTTCGATAGTCAACATCTATTGTGCGCACACCATTGTCTTCAATGTTTATTCCAGCAGGACTGACATAAAATATCCAATCATATTCTTCAACAAAGCGTGAGGCATAATATTCAAATGCCAATTTATCCGTTTTATCAATGGAATTAGCGTTAAGCGTAAAAGCTATCACATCTATGATAGTACGGTCAGTTATAACGTTTTTTGCAATTAATTCGCTGCATCTTTCAGCCAAAAATATTGTTTGTCCTTTTAATGTACTGTCAGTGTTTAAAGGAATGCCTAAGTCACGTAGGTATTTGCTACGTTCAGTAGCAAATGTATATTCTTTAAATTCTGGCAATTTTGACAATTCATTTACTAGTGTTGTTTTGCCAACACTAACTGTGCCTGTGAAACCTATTTTCATAATTATCTTATTTTACCTGCTCCACTTTTATACCATGGAAGACCTACTCCGTCTTTTTTAGCTTTTTTATGTCCATCTTTAGAATATTGAATGCCATTTAAGTAAAATTCTTCTTTACCATTTGGATGAATTAATGCTGGGCCTTCTGAATTGTGCAATTTGCTGTCTTTGATGTAACGTATTGTTCCATCAGGTGATTTAACACATTTTGTTTGAACTGCAGTTGTCATATATTTTGAGTATTTGACTTAATATATAATTAACTTTTTAAAAAGCCAAAGAATTTTTACGCCTCTTGTATGTAAAGCATAAAATCTTCTATAATTACTTTTCGTTCAGGTGTGGAGTTGATAAGTGCCTCTTTAAGAACAATAGACATGTCTTTTTTTGACTCAACAATAAGTTGTTTAAGAGAATTTAAAGTTGATTCAGTTAAAACTAAATCTTTTTCTCCATAGTAATCTTCCACATCATTTAAATATAAAGTGATGTATTCATTTAATTTATTTTGTGATACACTCATGTATAAATTGTTTAATGCGTTTAAATGCTTCAGTAAT